CTGACGGTGCGCGACTGGCGCTACATCGTGCGCATCGCCAACATCGACGTATCGAACCTCGCGACCGCCGGTGCTGCCAACCTGATCAACGCGCTGATCCGCGCCGTGCACCGCTTGCCGACCGCTCCCGTGGGAGTGTCGACCGAGCAGCGCACCGACGCACCGGACGGCGGCCAGTATCAGATGGGCCGGACTTGCATCTACTCCAATCGCGTTATCCGCACGTACCTGGACATTCAGGCGACCAACAAGGTCAACGTGCTGCTGCGCCTGGACGAGTGGAACGGCAAGACCATCACCACCTTCCGCGGCGTGCCGATTCGCACAAACGATCAGATCCTCAATACCGAGGCGCAGCTGGTCTAGTCCCTCACCTGACGATCTGACAAGGAGAAAGCAAGCATGACGATTCTCGACAAACTACTGCAGGCTGATCCGCCTGCGACCGCGCTGACCGCGACGGCTGCGTCGACCAACACGCTCGACATGCAGCAGGCGCGCGACATGAACATCGCCGGCAACATCGGCATGGACATGCACTGGGAGGTGTACGTCTCCCTGGCGCTGACCTCCGGCGGCTCGACCACTCTGCAGATTCAATCGCAGGGCTCGAGCGATAACACCAACTGGTTCACGATGGCTGAGACGGACGCGATCCCGAAGGCCAACCTGACGACCGGGACGCGCATCGTCGTACCGCTCGGCCAGCAGCAACCGCAGCAGGTCGGCACAGGTGGCGGCATTCCGCGCTACTACCGCCTGAATTACGTGATTGCTACCGGGCCATTCACCGGCGGCACGATCGAAGCCGATCTCGTGGTGTCTGCGCCGCATATGAACAACCCGCCCAGCTATCCGCCCGGCATCACGGTCGCAAACTGAACCGCCTTCTTGGCAGCGGCTTTCCTGATTGGTCGCTGTCTTTCCCCTGGGGCTGAAAGGCTCCAGGGATTTTCTTAAGGAGAGAATTGAAATGAAACTCGCAAAACTCATCCTGGCGACCATCCTGCTCGCCTCGGGTTTGGCGCAGGCGCAGGTGAACCGCATCCCCGGACCTGGAACCCTAGATTCGCAGGGCTCTGCCCAGGTAAACACAGAAGGGCAGAAGGCCAGCTACTTCGCGGGATTGGGAGGGAATACTCCGGCTGCCACACCGACCGACGTCGCGATCCTGACCGGCTCTGCCAGCAAGACGATCAAGGTCACTCGGGTGCGCGTGACGGTGTCCACCACGGCCGCGTCGCTCATCGAGTATCGGCTCGTGTTCCGCTCCGGCGGTACGCAGTCGGCGGTCAACACGGCCTTCGCCGCAGCCACCCATGCCGGTCCATTCGACTCACTGGACGCAGCCTCGTCCGTCATCACGGCCGGCCTGGCCGGTGTCTACACGTCGAACCCTGCCTCCACCGGAACGGTCGTCGGCATCATCGACGACTGGACGCTGACCAGCGTGACAGGCGGCACCGTCAATCTAGTGTACGAGTGCAGTCTGCCGACCAAATGCATCACCTTGCGCGGCGTGGCGCAGGTTCTGGCTGTCAACGGCAACGGTCACACCCTGGCGACGGGCGAGAAATTCGGCGTCGAGTTTTCTTGGACTGAAGAGTGAGGCCCGCCATGGGAAAAGAACAGCAGGGCGACCTGATCAAGCAGCGCGCGCAGTACCAAGTCGTTGCGAAATGCTTCCTGCCTGACGAGCGGCTGGGCATCTCGCGGATGTACGACCCGAATGATCCGGCATGGCCGCAGCGCCGTATCGACCCGAACGATCCGACCGCTGGCACCGAGCCCGAGCCGATGCTGGTGTTCTACGACGGCGCACCGGGCTCGTGCCTGAAGCCACACAACCAGGCAGCTAAGTCGCGCTGGCTGGAGGCGCACGGCAAGCCGTTCGATCAAACCGTGTTCGGCGATCCGATCCGCGACCTCACCATCATCAACAACTCGAGCGAGAAGGATCTGCAAGAGGCGATGCTGAAGGCGCTGGGCGGTATGCTGGCACCGATCCTGAGCGGGCAAAAGGCCGCATAGGAGAGAGCGAGTGCCGGGCGTAACCATCACCGACACGGACATCGCCAACCTCGCGCTGGATGCGGTCGGCACTCGTTCCACTATCGCCAGTCTGCAAGAGCAATCGACCGAGGCGACCACCCTCGCCCGACAGTATCCGATCGCGCGTGCAGCCATCCTGCGGGCCGCGCATTGGGACTTCGCGCGCAAGCAGGCTCAGATGTCCCTGCTGCTCGACGCAACGCAAGGGCAGGCCGTGCCGCAGCCGTGGCTGTATGAATACGCGCCGCCGAACGATTGCGTGCGCATGCGCTACATCCTGCCGACGTTCCAATCGACCGCGACGCCCGTACCGGGCAACATCCCGACGCCGATCGCAGCCCAGTATCTGAGTGCGCCGGTCCGCTTCGTTGTCAGCAGCGACGTGGATCAGAACGGCAATGACGTCGAGGTGGTGCTGACCAATCAGCCAACCGCGACGCTGGTCTACACCAAGCTCATCACCAATCCGAACCTATTCGATTCTCTGTTCATTCAAGCCTTCGTCGCCTACCTCGCGTCGCTGATCTGCGAGCCGCTGACCGGAAGCGGGGCAAAGATCAACCGCCTCTATCAGCAGGCGCAGGCAGCCACGCAAGCGGCGCGCGCAGCCAACGGCAACGAAGGCCTGACGATCGATGACCACACACCTGACTGGATTCGCGTGCGCGGATATCTGTCGGACTGGGGCTGGCCTGCTAACTCCATCTGGATGTGCCAGCCGCAGGCGCTGAGCCTGATCGCGTGACCGGTCCCGTCATACAGCCGAGCTACGCTGCGGGAGAGTTCAGCCCGCAGCTATTCGGTCGCGTCGATCTCGCGAAGTACCACGTCGGCGCTGCGCTGCTCTCTAACTTCTTCGTCGACTACCGAGGCGGCGCACCGAACCGGCAGGGCACGATCGCTGTCGGTCAATGCAAGGTCTACAACCACTTCCACCCTCCGCGCGTCATCCCGTTCCAGTTCTCGACCGTGCAGTCGTATTCGCTGGAGTTCGGCGACTTCTACATGCGCGTGATCATGAACACGAGCACGAAGTCCTGGCTGCCGCGACCGGGATATGTGCTCGAGCCAGCCTTCGCCGTGACCGCAGTCACGCAGGCCTCGCCGGCTGTCTTCAGCGCACCCGGTCACAACTTCGCGAACGGCGATCAGCTGTCGATCTCCGGCGCGCTCGGCATGACTGAGATCAATACGACGGTTGGCTTTCAGTTGCTGGCCGCCAACGTCGTCGGCGGCGTCAGCTTCGAGGCGACCGATCTCGACGGCACGCCGTTCGATAGCAGCGTCTTCCCGGCCTACACCGGAGGCGGCACCGTTGCGCGCGTCTTCACTCTGGTCACGCCCTACGCCGCGGCCGATATCGCGCTGCTGAAGTACACGCAGAACGCGGACACGATGACGATCACGCATCCGTCTTATCCGACGCAGCAGCTCACGCGCACCCAACACTGGGCCTGGACGATCGCGCCGGCCAACTTCGTGCCGACTGTCGCGGTGCCCGCCGGGCAGAGTGCGACCTCGAGCACGGGCGGCACCACGGTCTACCAGTACGTTGTGACCGCGACCAGCGGCAACACCGGTCAGGAGAGTCTGCCATCGGCGATCGCGTCGACGAGCTCCGTTCCAATGTCGACCACCGCGGGCGCGTACAACACCGTCACCTGGACGCTCGACCCGAGTGTCGTTATCTACAAGATTTACCGCACTGCCGAGTATCAGGCGACCACGCCGCCGGCTGGATCTCAATTCGGCTTCGTCGGCTCTGTGACGCAAAACACCTTCATCGACGAGAACACCACGCCGGATTTCACGCAGACGCCACCGCTCGACTTCGATCCGTTCGTCGGAGCCAACAACTATCCGAGCGAATCTACCTACTGGCAGAGCCGGCAATGGTTCGCCGCACCGAACAGCGCGCCGCTGACGTTCTACGGTTCGAAGTCCGGCGACTATCTGAACATGGGATATTCGCAACCGACACGGCCGAATGACTCGATCATCGAGACGCTGGTCGCTGAGCAGGTGAACGCGATCCGGCACATGGTTCCGATGCAGTCGCTGATCGTGATGACGAGCAAGGGTGCCTGGCGCGTCGATGGCGGCTCGCAATCCGACACCGCGACGCCGAACGCGATCGAAGCTGTTCCGCAGGCCTTCTCCGGCTGCTCGCAGGTGGTGCCGCTCAAGATCAACTACGACAT